ACGATGAAGAACTTGGAATGCCTCAAACTTTCCAACTTCACTTAAAAGTCCGTTGGAGAGTTCGCGGCCGTTATGAACTAATTTATATCTCTTCTGGAGATTATGCGGCTGTTGTGTCATAAGTTAATGATGTGGATCGTATTTACGAATGATATAAAGTGCAATCGCAGCACCAACTGATGATGCACCTAAAACAATTAAAAATAAAGGCATAATTAAATAATTCGAGTTTTTTCATGTCCGACACGAATTCGAGGATCACACCATGTCACGATACCTTCTTTCTTGGCATCTAAACAGAATGAGACATCCTCACCACACATGTCTTGTACCTTACCACTATCAAAGACTTGCATCTTCGGAGCAAACCAAGGATACTCTAATCTTTCAAAGACTCCTTTCTTAATCATTACCCAACCAAAGCCAGTGTAATCAACTGTGAAAGGTTTCTTCTTTCGAGTGATTGACTCGACAGTTTCGTGATTCATCACTCCACCATTCTTTGCAAAGTCTTCTTCGCTTAACCAGTGTGCAACC